TTAATTACATCTTCAATGAAAGCACCTGACCCAACAAAACTACTCTTGAAGGTTTCATCAGCCACTCCATCTTCGTTAATTACCACACTAAAGTTTTGACTTCCTAGACCATTAACCGTGATAGAGTTTCCACTCGTAGTTCCGTCTGATTTAGTGCCACCATTGTATCCTGCACCTTCATATAGAGAAACTATACTGTATGCGGCTGAATTGGTTCCTGTTTTAGCTATGGTAGATCCATATGCTCGTCCAGCCGAAGCTAAATAAGCGGCTCCTGCACTAGCACCATATTTCCCCCCAGTATTAGCAGTTGCGCTCACAACAGAAAGAGCAGAAACACCATTAGCTTCACTAAAGGTGGTTCCAGTACAACAAGATACGCCTATAGATGCTCCAGAGCCAGCAAATGCTCCAACGATAGCTCCCGATAGTCCTAATCCTGCATACCCATCCCCGCCGTCGAACACACCAACTTTATCTGCATCTAATCCTCCACCAATAATCTTTCTTAGTGCTTCTGCTTGTCCAGACACCGCAGTAGAAGTATTAATAGTAAAGTCTTTTCCTGGTGCAGTATACTGTGCTGTTCCAGCGTTATCATAAACTTGAATCCTAAAAGTTATATCTCGGTTAAGACCAAATCCAACAGTTGCATCACTAGGAGGACCAGAAACCACTATAGACGGACAAGTTCCCATAGACATAGTTGCTGAAGCATCAGCAGCAGTAGTGGTTACAGCACGAACAAAATAGAGACTATTTGTTTGCTCTAAAATCTCCAAGCCTCCTTCCAAGGCTTGACCTGGAAGAGCTTCAAAGGGGATTCCAAAAGTTCTAATTAGCTTGTTTTGATCAGTAATAAGAGTGGCCTTATTCGTAGGACCCTTACTCGCAAAACCAACTAAACCCACTATAGAAGTATTGATTGACGGAGTGTAATCCGAAATATCCTTCTCAATAGTGTATACACCAGGACTTACATAATTAGGCATAACTTATTCTCCTAAGCATTAGAGATTTTAAATATTCTTCGTCTATGAAGTGTTTTAATCTGTTCCGTAATATAGTGATCTGGGACCACTATACTTTCTCCAGGCTGCATCCACTTTTCTACATTACCTTTTTCAGTTCCAAAATAAATGGTGAACGACTGAAGACTATCATTTTTAACTAGTTTCATATCTTTATCTCCTTATTATCTACCCAACTAACTCACTTTTTTTGAGAACTTTTTTTATGTATCGGGCAAACAACTGCCATCTATGTCAACAGTAACTAAAGCTATACTATTATTCTCATTGGGTTCAGTGGTCTCTTGGTATACATCTGCATACACAGCAAACCTGTATTGTATCTCACTTAAATACAAGGTGGGTAGCGCAAAAGTGCCTGTATAGGATTGATTAGGTTTCAGCCCATTAGGGAAGCGATCTGTCCCCAGCATCTCCGTATACTTAAAGAATTCCGCAGCATCAGGGTAATCAGAATAGTCTGCATCCTCTACCCCTGCCACTAAATTATACTCAGTAGCTGTACCTAAACTCCCGTACTCTGCTTCTGTAGGTAATTTCCAGAAGCCAACACTGAATGGCTGGGCTGTATATTGACTACTGTTATTTTTAACTGTGTAAGTTAGAGTTACGGGAGGAGGTGGAGTCCAGTCTGGTCCTCCTCCTGGGCATCCTGTAGGGAGTGTCCAGCAGTTGCATATATAAGCAAAACTATCAGCTAAAGTTGGGGGATAATATTGCAGTGGGGTTCCCCATACCGCCTGTGAATCATGAGTATGAACACTCGTAAGAGATGCAGAGAAACTCTCTGTAATCAAATCTGGTCTAGGATCATCTCCTCCTGCATTATCCCCCACAAATCCCGTACCTGCAAATACACTTCCTTGTCCAGCATTAGCTATAAAGGGTGCAGCATGTAGATTTTTTCCGTGCCCTGCGACTGCATCTCCGAGTAATGAAACTCTAGAGCCTTCTACATAAACACTTTGGCTACCTGGACCAATAATTACCCCCGCTGCTGAATCTATACCCGTTCTAGAAATACCAGCCCCACCGATAAAAACTGTGCCGTTACCTGTGGTTTTATGCCCACAATTGGCATTGCCCCCTTGTACTGTTAAAGGCTTAACCATTATGTTTCAATCAAGAATTTCTCAATTTCTCCTGTAGAGGTTACTAAGAATTTAGGGCTTGGAATATAGGTTCTCACTGTGATATTAATAGTTTTTTGGAGGATTCGATCTTCCTTATCAGCAGCCTCCAGTTTCCCGATATTTTCTTCAGTATCTATCAGTCCCTTAGTAAGAGTAGAAAATTTAGTGGGTACTTCCATCTCTGGATTAAATTTAAGTCTTACTTGCTCTAAAATCTGATCCATGTCAGACATATATTTAGTCCAAACATTTAATTGATACATAACATTTACAGCCCTAGGAGAAAAGCTGAGAATCCTAAACGCTCTGGCTTTCTCTGAATCCCAATATTTCTCATGAACTAATAAATTTTCAGTCCTTCTTCTCTCTTTGTCGTTGTTAGTTACAGTTTGGGCAATAGAAAGAATGGGGAGAATAACATTATTATCCTCTTTTAATTTAGCTACAGTCCTTTCTGCGTTGGCATGTACACATTTAGTATGAATAAATTTATCTTCGGAACTTATGTAGCCCACATCACTGAAAGCAGCAATCATAGCCCTAAGTAATTCCTTATAAATATGAGAAATATTATTTTGAGCTTGGGTCATTTTATACATCTTCTTTCGGATATCCCCCTCTCTTGTATCCCACTGACTGCTCCTACTAACATAAGTACTTATATCAGAAGTATCTAAATAAGCTCCTTCGGTGGTATAAGCTGTTGAAGCAGCAGTTCCTCCATAAGAGGGGCCATAAATTGTCATATAATTATTATGACTGGGGGTAAATCCAGACTCTCCATTAGTAGCAGAGATAGAAGCAACAGGGATAGTCCAGGATCCTCCAGGCACGGGGGCAGTAGGTTCGCCTGAAACCTGCATCCACCAAGACTTACCTGCATCAGGAGAACAATTTTCCCCTGGAGCCCTATTACTGCATTCTTTAGAAATTGTTACATGAATTAGCGCATCTTTATTAATAGTTTTTAGCCAAGCTAATTGAGAATTATTATTTCTGTCTACTTGGTTAATTACTAACCCAGATAAAGCACAGTTGTTAACTCCAGGAAGGGTAGTATATTGACAATTAAAATTTAATGTACCACTTACGGCTGTGGCATATCCTGTATAGTTATATTCCCATTCTCCAATTTTAGAACTCATCTATGCCACCCCCATAGCCTCCTAGCTCATCACTAACTTTAGTGAGAGGCTGATCCTGTACATCGGGAGCGTCACGAAGGAGTCTAGCAGAGCAGACTAGATGGTATACCCCATAAGCCTCGAAACTGTCCTCAACAACCTCGAAAATCTCATAATTTTGCTCCTGGAATTCAGGCTTGACCACATCCCCAGGTATTACGGCCCTACCAAGCTTGCGTTCAATGTAGCTCTTATTAAAGGTGAAAAGCTGATCATTTGTAAGTTCAATACCGAACTGGGTTAGGTTCTCGCTCATGGCAACAGGCTCATAGTGACCATGCACAATGAGAGGAGTTTTAGCTATAGGCTTATTCCTAGATTCCATGTATACTTCATCAAAATCATCAGACTGATAGTACTTATAGAAGTAAAACTTAGATCCACCAAGACGAATCATCTCATCGTCAACCAAATTGAAAAGATTTATGTCAGCGTTGTTCTGATCAAATAGACTAAGAATACTCTCCTCACCATCAAGGTCAGGAAGCTCAGGTAATTTAGTCGTTACTTTCCAATTTTTTTAGCCATTTACTTATCGTCTTTTTGTAGTCTCTTTAAATTTGCTGCTGCCCTTTTAGATCCACTACCAGCAGCTACGGATGCTAATGCTATATCTTTCTTTTTTTTGTCGTCATTAGCTTTCTGTTCTGCTCGGCTCCTTCTTTTCTTAATCCCCCTTACGGTTGCATCCCCAGACTCAGCAGTTGTAGGATTGCGCCTAAATTTATTTTGTTCTCGACCATATCTGCTTTCTGCTAATTTTCTTACATAAGCGTTAGAGCTTCTAGGCTCTTCATCCTCAACTCTTAAAGCTTCGGCTAGAACATATCCTAGTCTGTGATATTCAGTCCAATCCTTCACTGGTTTTGGCTCCTTCACTGGTTTTGGCTTCTTCATTCTAGCATCCCTTTCAGCATCCGACTTCCTCTGTGCTTTTAGAGCCTTTAGAGTTTTCTTCGCTTTCGGTGATCCATGAGCAGCAGCTAAGGATACTCGGGCTAGTCTTCTGGGGCGCGGATCCCCTTTCGACGAAATCCCGCGCTGCGCCAACAGTTCCTTCACTTGCTTTCTAGCCAGTGGTTCAATCCCTGTAGTTGGGTCCCCACTCCTCGCCCCACCTTCCAGACCCCGCTCGAAACGGGATTGAGCTTCATCCAACTTTCTTTTTTTAAAATTTTTCATAATACTTTCCTAATACATCGTGAACACTGGTGGTTCTTCAATTTCGCTAAGAAGTTCTTCTTTGAGAGCTTCTCTTTCTAGCAGTAGCCCTTTTCAGGTTCCTCTTTAGTCTTGCCTCGTCCCAAAATTCCTTGTCTGGATAATCCCCTCCTCTAGCCGCTTCAGCACCCTTTTCGGAGTGGTGAGGTCCTCCCGCTTCATGTTCCC